ACACCAAAACTTGAATTAAAATTTCATGTTTTTACGTAAAATTTGTAATAAAATATTATTGTTGTTTCCAGGGTGTTACTTCCTGAGTGTTACTTCCTGAGTGTTGCTTCCTGAGTGTTGCTTCCTGAGTGTTACTTCCTGAGTGTTGCTTCCTGAGTGTTACTTCCTGAGTGTTGCTTCCTGAGTGTTACTTCCTGAGTGTTACTTCCTGAGTGTTACTTCCTGAGTGTTGCTTCCTGAGTGTTACTTCCTGAGTGTTACTTCCTGAGTGTTGCTTCCTGAGTGTTGCTTCCTGAGTGTTACTTCCTGAGTGTTGCTTCCTGAGTGTTGCTTCCTGAGTGTTGCTTCCTGAGTGTTGCTTCCTGAGTGTTGTATTATTTCAAAAATACTTGATATTATTTTTATTTATATTAGAATATAGATAATAAGAGAAATCTTAGAGATCATTATAGGAGGTAAAGTTATGATCGTACAAAAAGTCACTTCATATAACAATGAAGTCGAAAAAGTGGAGTTTATTGCTCTGGAAGAAATGTTAAACGACTATAGATATTATTCAAGTAATATCAATTATGATTTAGAAGTAAATAGTAATGGATTTACAATGGAAAATAGTAATAGTCATTATTATTATTCGTATGAAATATTAAGTAAAAAATTGAGTGAGGTTATTTTATAAAAGGAGAAATAAAAATATGGAAAAATTATACGCTTTATATGAATATTTTAGCGATAATGCTAATAATGAACAACAAGCAGTATTAGACGCATTAACTACTATTAATGGCATGGAGCAGGGTTTAATCGACTTTTACGGCTATTATTATGATGGTAGCTATAATAATTCAATTGAGGATATAATGGAGGAACTTGATTTATAAAAGGTAGCTAATAGCTACCTTAAGAAAGGAATAATAAAAATGTATGATAGAATAAAAAGACTATTAGATCTTATAGAAAGTAAAAATTATTTAGATCTAACGGATATTAATAAAGTAAATAATTTTAAAAAATTAATAATAAAAGAAAATAAAAGATTAAATAAATTAGATGCAATAGAAGTAATTAATAAGTCTGACGCAATGAAACATATTACACTATTATATTTATCAATTAAAGTTAATGAATTATTTTTAAATTATTTAAAATTAAAATTAACTAAAGAAGAATTATATAAAAAATTAGAATATTTAAATGACGCTTTAAATGATTTAGAAAATTAAAAAGGATAAAATTAAAATGAAATTAATAGATGTATTAAAATTAATTGATGATTCAACTATTATTAGTCTCTACTCCCGTATATATGATCCCTAAATTAAATGGGGGTAGGGATATCTTACTAGCGTATGGATTAAAAATAGAAATTAAAATATATGAGAAATACTTAAGTGCACTAGTAATTGATTGGGACGCTACTTATTTTACAAATAAAAATAATGTATGTTATATATTAATTAAAGGATATAAATAAAATGGAACAACAAAAATTAAGATTAAAAAATTATATTAAAAATAAAATTGAATACTATTCAATGCAATTAGAAGCTTTATCATGCGATACTGAAAACTTTGACATGAATAAAGTGCAACATTATGTAGAAATATTAAATATACTTAGAGAAATCGAGCGTATTTGTATTATTAGAAATAAATTTTAATTATAGGAGGTAAAATTATGTTAAAAATTAAAATTATTGCTAAGGAAGTTACTTTGGAGCGTGGAAGAAAATTTTACTCTTTCTGGACACCGATGAAACTTATTGTAAAAGGTGAAGAAAGTAAAGGTAAACAAATTAAAGGAGTAACAGTAAAATTTAATAAAGAATTAAATATTACTTCTTTATATAAAGGTGGCTTTATTGAAGTAGATGAAAAAGAAATTTATGCTCCTTACATCTACGAAATTAAAACTCAAGGAAATGGAGATAAAGTATATCCGTTTGTTTATATTAAAAATATAAATAAAATTACACCATTTAAATCTAATAAAGAACACTTTAATTTACAAGACTCTTTTGAAACTGATGAATTAGAGGAAGTTAAAGATAAAGATTTAAAAGAAATAAAATAAAATATATAATAAAATTAAAATTAATAAGGGCGTTTAATTACGCCCTTTAAAATCTAAGGAGAAGATATGAAATTAAATGACATTTTAAATCAAAATTTTGATGATTTAGTTCATCTTAATAAAGAGCAAGCTTATGCTCAAGCTAAAGTACTGCATAGAGCTTTACAACGTCGTTCATCATTAGTTTTAAAAGCTAAAGAAAAAGATCCTTATTTATTTTTTCCTAAAGAATACGTTGTCCAACGTGGAAAAAATGTAGGTAAAGTAAAATTAAAATTAAACCCTAATTCGTCTAGAAATAAGCAACTATCAAATCTAGTCGAACTTATGAGACAACTTAATGACCCTAGAACTAAAGTTAAATATCAACAAGAACAATTTAATAATTTTAATAAAAGAATTGAAAGTCTTGGACTTCGAATCTCCAAAAGAGATTATAGAAGACTTTGGAAGATTTATAAAAAAGTTCTAGAAACTGAAGGGTGGTTTGAGCAAACTAAAGGCGGTAGCTATATTTTACAACAAATGATTGTTGAAAGAATGAAAGAAAAAGGTGGAATTGATGAAATAGTACATGAAATAGAAGAAAGATTAAATAAATTATATGAAAACATGCAAAAATAGATTATGTTTAAAATTGAGCCAAAAATATACGATATAAAAGATTTAGATTATATAATTTCTTTATTTAATGATAAAGATTTTATATTAAATAATAAGGGTATACTCTATTTTAATCACCCTGTCTCTTTTGATATTGAAACAAGCTCATTTTATGAAGAAGATGAAAAAAGAGCTATAATGTATGCTTTTACTTTTAATATTAATGGTTATTCAATTATAGGTCGCTCGTGGCTTGATTTTGTGACTATACTTAATAAATGGGCTAGGCACTTAATAAATAATCAAGGTGAGCACGCTAGAGTTCTTATTTACGTACATAATTTATCTTATGAATTTCAATTTATTAGAAAAATCTTAAAATGGTCTAGTTTATTTTTTAATGAAGAAAGAAACCCTTTAAAAGCCGTTACTGATAACGGTATTTTTGAATTTCGTTGTTCTTTACAATTATCTGGATATAAGTTAGAAACGTTAGGAAAGAATCTAACTAAATATCCTGTTAGAAAATTAGTTGGTAATCTTGATTATTCAAAATTACGTACTCCATTAACTTCTATGACAAGTGATGAATTAGCTTATTTAAAAAATGATGGTGATGTCGTAGTTAGTTATATACAAGAAGAAATAGAGAATCATCGTAATACAATTTATAATATTGAACTTACTAAGACTGGTAAAGTTCGTAAACATATGAAAAAAGTATGTTTATATTCTAATAGTTCATCACATAAGAAAAAAGAAATTACTTATCAATATAATAAGTATCAACGCATAATGCGTAATATTCAAATTAAAAGTGAATTAGAATATTCTATGCTTAAGGAAGCTTTCGCTGGTGGCTTTACGCATGCTAGTAATTTTGCTTCTAATAGAGTATTTAATGATGTAGCTAGTTTAGATGAGACGAGCGCATATCCATATCAATTAGTTTCTAAAGAGTATCCTATGTCAAATGCGGAATACGTAGAAATTAAATCTATTGATGAATTAGAAAAAAATAATAAATTATATTGTACTTTATTTAAAGTAAGCTTTAAAAATATTAAAGAGAAATTGTCTAAATGCTATGAGCATTATATATCACTTTCTAAATGTACTCATATAAAAGGACAACAAGTTGATAACGGTAGAGTAGTTAAAGCTAAAGAATTATCTATTACGATTACTAATGTTGATTATGATATTATTAAAGAATATTATGAATGGAGTTCAATTAGTGTAGGAACTTTTATTAGATATAAGAAAATGCTACTTCCTACTGTCTTTGTTAAAGGTGTTTTAGATTTATATAAGATGAAAACTGAACTTAAAGGAATAAAAGAAAAGGAAGTAATTTATAAAGAATCTAAAGAAAAGTTAAATTCAATTTATGGAATGTGCGTAACTGATATTTGTAGAGATGAAATAGAATACACTGATTTTAATGAGTATATAAAAGAATCACCTAACGTCGCTGACGTACTTAAAAGATATAACACTAATAAACAACGCTTTATCGCATATCAATGGGGTGTATGGTGTACTGCTTATAATCGTAGAGACTTGTTTAAAGCAATTAGTGAATGTAGGAGCGATTATCATTATAGTGATACTGATAGTGTTAAAATATCTAATTATTCTAAGCATAAGGCTTTCTTTGATAAATATAATGATGAAGTAAGAACTAGATTAATTGAAGTTGCTAAATACCATAATTTAGATTTTTCTTTATTTGAACCAACTACTATTAAAGGTGATAAAAAATTAATTGGTGTATTTGACTATGAAGAAACGTATAAATCTTTTAAGACTTTAGGAGCTAAAAGGTATATGGTTTCTTATAATGATCCTGAAATTATTAAAGCTATAATTAATGGTAAAGAAGTAGATTATTCTACGGACTTTTCAATAACGGTAGCTGGAGTTAATAAGAATCATGCTATACCTTATATTACTGAATTAGCTAAAAAGAAAAAATGTAACGTTTTTGATTTATTTAAAATGGGGTTAGAAGTACCTAAAGAATATACAGGTAAAATGACTCATACTTATATTGATGACGAAATAAAAGGAAAAGTAAAAGATTATGAAGGTAAAATATATTCTTATGATGAACTTTCATGTGTGCATTTAGAGAATACTTCCTTTATAATGAGTTTAAATAATGATTACTTAAATTATCTATTTGGAATAGATGAAAGGAACTTAAAATAATGGCACTATTTGAATCTAAGAAAAGAAAAAAGAAAACTGATTATCATTATCACGTTGAACCACTTTTAGTAATGCACCCTGACGCAATATATTATGTAATAATAGGAAAAAGAAGTAATGGTAAAACTTTTAGTATTATTGAGTTAATGCTAAAAGAATTTATCACATCTAAAGAGACTAATAAAGGGGCTATTATTCGTAGATATGATGACGATTTAAAACCATCAAACTTTGAATCACTATTAGAAATGTTTACTGATAATGATGAATTAGGTAACTATATTGAGAAACTTTCTAAAGGAAAGTATAACGACTATATCTATCGTAGTCGTAGATTCTATTTGTGTTTTACTAATGATAATAACGAAGTAGAAAGAACTAGTGAAGTATTTTTATATTGTTTTGCTCTAACTGGAGTTGAGCATAAAAAGTCAACTTCTTATCCTAATGTTACAAATATCTTATTTGATGAAATGTTAGCAATGGGTTATTACTTAATTGATGAATGGACTTTATTTACTAATACACTATCTACTATTGTTAGAAAAGATTCTAAAGCAAAAATATTTTTATGCGGTAATACTATTAATAAGTTTGATTGTCCTTATGCTACTGAAATGGGCTTAACACATTTTACTAAAATGAAACCAGGAACGATTGATGTTTATCATTATGGTAACACTGCTTTAAAGGTTGTTGTAGAAATGTGCGATAACCCTGTTAAAAAATATGATAGTGATGTTTATTTTGCTTTTGATAACCCTAGTTTAAAAATGATTACTGAAGGTGAATGGACTATTAATATACACCCGCATTTACCTATTGGTACTGAATTTATTTATAAAGATATTTTATATACTTTCTATATTCGCTTTGCAGGTGAAGTAGTAGAAGGTAATATAATTAGTGCTAATAATGATTTATTCGTATTTTATCACCCAAAAACAACTCCTATTAATGATTTTAAAGGTAGTAGAATTATTTATCAGCGTGAAAGTGATACGGCTATTAATGTCCGAGAAAAAATGACTAAAGATCCTTCTAATGTTTCTACTATTTTACTCCAACTTCTTAAACTTAATAAATGGTTTTATAGTGATAATGAAGTTGGTGAACTTGTAGCTAGTTATATGAGATTTTGCGGAGTAGAAATTAACTAAAGAAAAAAGGCGGGAAAGGAGTACCGCCTTTAATCTTGAATTATAGGAGAAACCTAGAAGTGACTAGTAAGGAGAGCCAATAACCTTACTATTTTTATTATATAATAACACCTGTATCTAGTAAAGTACAAATTGTTGATACTTCATCAGCAGTTGAGATACCTTCAGTAAATAGTAAGTTAGCACCTTTAGTTTTAGTAAAACCTATACAATCTTTTAATGTGAGTATTTTATTACAAGGATAGCCACGAGTTTCTCGCCAAGCAGACATTTTATATTCCTCATTAGTTAAACTACATTTACGACTATTTCTTATTAAATAAGGATAAATGGAGTTGTAATTTTTATCAAGTTGTCCATTTGCGTCTTGATGAGTAACTGACACTGGTTGATTCATTACTTCTACTTGTTTAGTTACATTATTTAAGAAATTATAAGTACTTCCACCAATCATTGCTAACCCCGCTCCTGTTCCAACACCACTAGCTAAAAGTAATGATCCTGCTAGTACGCCAGTTGCACCCATAATACCAGATAAAGCTAAATTAAGTTTACCTGTTGAAAGTTGATTATTTAAGTTAGCTACATCAGTTTTATCAAGTGGTAAAGCGTAACCACAACTTCCACTAAAGATATTAATAACTCTACCTAAAGCTCTATCAAATAGATCAGCATTTTCAGTAGCAGTAATTCCACACATTGCAGTCATTGTATTAGAATTAATATCAAAGACTAAAACTACTTTAAAATAATTATCTAGTCCGTTATCGTTAGTTAATAAAGGCACTACATAATCTTCCATTTTTATTTCATTAGTTCCTAAATATGGTATATATAAAGTATAAGTAGAAATAGGACTAAACATTGTAAACGATTTAGTCTCACTTCCTAATAATGTAGATAATTTTTTATTAATTAATGTATAACTAAAAGAATTAAATAAATGCTTATTAGTAGTGTCTAATGTAACTAATTCTTTTGTATAAAATGTTGTAAGTACTGGCAGAGTAATACCTAAAATATACGTACATTTTTTATTAAACTTAATTAATTTAGTAAAGTCAAGTGGATACACTGTTATTTGATTAATTAAATCACTTATCGCATAAGATTTACTACTTATTTGCACTGTTGCACCACTATATTTAGTAAAGATGAATTTGTTTAAGTTTTCTAAATCGACAAATAAATTAGCACTACCTTGATCGGGGTTAGCATAATCTCTTATTATTACTTTAGTATTATCTTCGCCTAGTTCAGTATCAGTAGCATCTGTTCCATAATATCCATATGCACTATTAATAACATAAGATAAAGTATTACCAGTAGAAAGTTGAGCAATAAAAGGAGTATCGCTTCCGACATCTAATTTAGTAGTAACATATCCTTCTTCATAAGTTAATAAATTATCTTTAATAGCAGTGTTATAATTATTTTCTTGTCTTTCGACAAAAAATGATGAATTTAATATAGTATTTCTAAAGGTCATTAAGGTATCAACAAACATATCAATACGCCATAATTTGTTATTTACACTACTTACTTTCTTAATAAAGTAGTATCTATTAAACTCTTCAATATAAGCATAATTACATTCCAGGATAACGCTAGTTAATGTAATTGATGTAACTCTATCTCCATCAGCTAATACATATTTATCTTCGGCTAAAACTAAATTTTGAGCTCCACCATATTCAATAATTATACTAGGTTCTAGGACACTAGTTTCATTACGAAAGTTACCTACTAAAGTAGATACCTTAGTAAGTAACTTAGTTTTATCGACCTTATTAATAGGTGCTATTGATTTATAAAGAGTTAGTTTCATATCGTTGTAACCGTATCAGTAAAAGTAATTGAACTCAAATTAGCAAAAGAAGTTGTTTCGCCATTTGTATTATACATTTGTGTTTCATCAATACCTATTATCGCAGTAGGGGTAGTAGAAGTGTTAGAAAAGCCAAACACTTCTCTTTTAAATGTATTGCCAAGCAAAGTCTTTAAATCAGTTAAACTATCAACTACTAGATTTTTACTCGATACTACATTAAACCATATAGAGTAATCATAATTTCCACTTGTTGTGCCACTAATTTCAATTGCATGATTATACAAGTCAATATTAGTATCAGTGCTATCTTTAGGAACTAGTATTGAGTGATTGCCGAAAAGTGAAATGGTCTTGGTGTCAGGCGTTGAATTATCAGGTGTTAAGTATAATTCATTTTCGTTAGGTGTAAGGGCGTTATATTGCTCTTCCGTTAATTCATTTATTATTAATTCTTTCAATTTTGTATCTGTTGGCATAATCATTATCTCCTTATTTTAAAGTCCACCCTTTTGCAGTGGCTATTGCTTTATCCTCATCAGTTAATTTAGCAAGATTAGTACTACCCATTGTAAGTGTTGCAGTTTTATTAAGTGTTGTTAAATCAAAACAATTATTAATTATTTCTAATAATGCTTCGCGTGTAAACTCCGTGCTAGCACTTATATCAAAACTTACTTTCATATTTTTCATTTTTATTGAAGTTAAGCTCGAACAATTATCAAACATTCTATACATGTCAGTTACTTTGCTTGTATCTAATTGAGGTATTGAAGTTAAGCTCACACAATCATAAAACATGACCGTCATATCAGTTACATTACTAGTATCCAATTGAGGCATTGAAGTTAAGCTTGGACAATTAGCAAACATGCGCTCCATATAAAATACTTTACTTGTATCTAATTGAGGTATCGAAGTTAAGCTTGAACAATAATAAAACATGCGCGTCATATTTCTTACATTACTTGTATCTAATTGAGGTATTGAAGTTAATTTCGAACAAGATTCAAACATGCTTTCCATGTTTTCTACATTACTTGTATCATTATATTTAATTATATCATTAAAAGAAATAGCATTAGAATAACCACATCTTCCTCCTTTATCAAAAAATGGTTTCATTGAAGTTACTTCTTTAGTAATTGTTTTAGTAGGTGCTACTTTTTTACTTCCTAAATATAAAGTCATAATTAATATCTCCTTATAATTATTGAACTTCCACCACCTTCAATAGTTAAGTCTCCACTACCTAATATTGAGTTGCCGTTAATAGTTTTAATGTTAGTGCCACTAACTAACCTATCTTGACTAATAAGAGTTGCAGTTGTTCCATTAAACTTATAAATTAAGCCGTTGGATAGAATATAACAATCACTATCACCTTGAGCAAAAGCAACCATACTTCCACTTAATAAATTAGTTGTGGTATCAATAAAACCTTCGCTATTAAAAGCTAATAAGCATTGATTATTATCAGTAAAATAAGTAGATAATATATCTAATAAAGAGTTTCCAGTTGCAGTTAATGTTCCTAAATTAAGTGTCTTTTCGTATCCTTTAAGTTTATTAGTAATATCAGCTTTAGTTTCATAATTAGCTAACTCTGTGTCTTGCGTAAACTTTACCCAACTAGTCCAAGCTCCCGATGTAAAAGTTCTTGTGTATACTTGTCCTGTATTAGTATTTCCACCTGTTAGATATTGAGTGTAATACCCACTAGCAACTCTTTTTATAGTAAGTCCAAATGCATCAATTCCTGATGGTTTATTAGTGCATGTATTATTTCCACCTGCATAATAACTACCTTCAGTTTTAAGTGTATCTAAATCTTCATTAGTTAAAGCAGTAGCAATAGATATAAAATTATCATCAATATCAGTTTTAGTATAAGTAATAGCTTTATATTGTTGTAAATCTTCATCAGTTTGATGAGCTAAAGTGTCTAAACTATCGACTTTCTTACTAATAGTATTAACACTTGTTATAGTAGCATAATTTTTTTCAGCACTATCTTTCGTTAAAAAATATACATCTTGATAAGCTTTAGTATAAAGATTATTATCAATGTAAGCTTTATTATAATAATTAGTTGTTAAATATTCTTTATCTACTAAAGTTTTTACCCATTCACTAGGTAAGTTTTCTTCCTTAACATTAGGATATACGTTATCACCCGTACTCTCTTGAGTAAGGGTTAATATTTTATCAGCCATATATTAACCCCACTTAAGTTAAGCTACAAAGAATACAACAAAGTTTTCGTTAAAATCGTTAAAGTATTGAGCGTCTTTAGTATACCAATAGTTAGTAAATCTAGCACCTTCAACATAATGTGCGTCAACTTCCATTTCTTCATTAGATACACCTAATGCTCTATCATCAAACATAACTGCTAAAACACCATCTAAACTAACTTCATAAGTAGAAGTGGTATCATGAGCTTTAACATTAATTGCACTTAATTTATCAAAAGTTAAACCTTTTGTAGTTTGCCAATATGTAGTTTTTTCATATTTAGGAAGTTTAACGAGTTCATTATGATAAGTATCACTTTCTAAATAAGAATCGCTAGCTCTAGCAAACATTCCTAAAGCGATAAAATGTAGATTCTCTTCATCAGTAAACTTTTCAGTACCGCCGATATTAAATTGTACGTTCTCAACTTTTAAGAAGTCAATATAGTTACTCATTGTAAAGCTAGCAAACTTTAAGAAGTCTAAAGAATATAAACAATTAGCTTTAGTAAGTTTATCAGCTTCAGCTTTAGTATCATTATATAGTTTAAGTAAATTAACTGCTCTAACTCCACTAGTAGTAGCATAATTCTCACTATCTGGTATTTCTTTAGCAATAGTAACACCAATAAAGTTATTAATTGTACGATGAATTAAGTTTTCCAAAGCAACTCTCATTTTGTTATTTACTTTAACAAAGAGTAAGTTTAAGAATCTATCCATTTCATTAACACTAGTAAAAGCACTCTTAACTTGCTTTTTGGCAACACTAAGTCTAATAGTAAATGATGTTTTATTATTTCTAAATTGAACTAAAATGTTCTTAGGTTTAACAAAAACATTAGTATCATAATTTACACCGTCTTCAAGTTCCCAACATTCACTTTCAGTAACTTCAGGACCTTTTGTTTGTTCAATAAGTTCAGTAATAGAGCCATATTCATTAGCGTCATGAAGAACACTAAGCATTTGCCCCTTATACATTCTATCTTTTACAATAACTTTGCCGATTCTATCAACTAAAGCTCCTGTAAATTTATCGTAACTTTTTGCATTATCTAAAGATTGACCAACTTCAACTAAGTTAGATAAATCTTCTTTTAATAAATCTTTAGATCCTATTGAAGAATCTACAATATCATTAACTAAACTATAAATTTGTTTTACTTGCATTTTTTCTTTCCTCCATTAAGCACTAGCTTTTGTTTTAACTGTAACTGCGTCAGCACTAGTAATAGTCAAAGTAAGTCCATATATTTCACTTACATAACTTCCACTACTAATAGTAAAACTAACAAAGCAATCAGCTTTTTCTACGCCGTCAATAACAATACCACTAATTAAAAGTGCTTTACGATAATTACTTTCAATAGCGTCATAGACACCTTCAATAGTACTAGCTTTACCAGTTACTAAATTAGTGTCTTTAAAATCAATAATTTTGTATCCACCTTTTAAACTCATAATCTACCTCCGTTTAATTAATAACACGATAATACTAAAATACTATCTATGTCGCTGAATACTAATGAAAAGAATTTGTTTTTTCTAGCTAATATTTCACTTTCTATTAGTTCGCCATAACTTTTATTACCATTATTTCCACTAATAGAAGTAGTCTCATTTCCTGTATCTTTACTAGTTTCCGTAAAAATACGATTATTGCTAGAGTTAGTCTTATTCTTTTCGCCATCACCACTAACTAAAGTAACACTATTTGTTTTATTTTTCTCGTTAGGTACATCATTAACCGAGTTAAAACCATAAATTGAATTATTTTCTACATTATCATTAGTTGTTGATAGTTCACTATTTTCTTTTGTTTCACTAATGTTTGTAGTAGTTGAATCTTTTTCTTTAATAATATTAGGAGTTCTTACTTTTTCTTGTTTATAAGGACTTAAAGCGTCATATTCTTTAAATAAAGTAGTATAAAGTTTTTTCCAATTATCTCTAAACATAATAACTAAATCATTACTAATAAGCTCTAAATCGCTTTCACTTAAATATTCTTCGCCACTAGCATAAAGTATATTATCAATAAACTTAGATATATATTTATCACCACTTCTAAAATCATAATAAAGACTATTTAAATAATGAGCATTAGCGTCAGTTATAAAATCAAGTTTTTTAATTAAATAATCAAACAAGTAATAATTATTCGTTACTTCCTTCAGTGTCTTTCGTTCCATCTTTCAACCCCATTTCATTATCAGTTTCTTTTTCTTGTTCTTTAATATTGCTATTAAGTAATTTCTCTTCAAGTTCAATTTGTTTACGCATATTTTTCCAAGTCGAACTAAAATCAACTGTAATATTAGTTCCATACATCTTATTAATCTTATCTAAAGCCTTTTTACGCTCATTAAGCATTTCATCACATAAAGGAAGTAAAGAGCCTTCAGTAACGCTTATTTCACTAGTATTAAGAGATTCTCTTTTCATATTATAGTTAGCGTTAATACCAACTTCGATATACCATTGAGAGATTAAGTATTGTCTAAGTTCGAGCATTTCTTTAGCACTACCCATACTCCCTGTAGTAGCCATATTAAAAGATTTAAGACTATCTAAAAGTGGAGTACCCATAATTGCTAAATTAGTGTCTCCGTTCTCGATATGATCATAAAATACATCTAATGATTCTTTAGTGTTTACATCATTTGCACAAGCCATATTTGGTATACGATTATTAATAACTACACGATTAATTGTTAAGTCGCATTCAGCTAATAACTTAGCGTATTTAAAGTTAATATCGCTTAGCCCTTTTGCTAAAGGGTCACAATACATTATTTCTACATCTTTTCCTATTTCAAGTTCACTTTCGCTAATTCCTAAATACGAGTTAGCAATAGTAGCATGTGTGTATTCATAATTTGGTCCATAAGGTCCATAAGCATTACCAAGAAGGCAATATAGTTTACCTTTATGTTTATACCATAAAGAATAACCTTTATTAAAGTTAGTTAACTCAATATATTTAGTTTGTATTGTTTCAGGAAGGTCATTGTATTCAAACATAGAAACAAGTTTATTATTAAATCCTTGCATATAAGAATTAAACAAGAACTCTTTATTAAAGTCTTGATTCTTAATTTTAGCATTATCAGTAAATACGCCAAACCAACTTTTATCTACTTGTTTAGTTAGACTTGCCATTATCTTTATCTTCCTTCTTATCTAAATTATCTTTGATGTTTTCAAGCTCACCCACTACTTTATTAACATCTTCTTCTAAACCTTCAATATTCTTAGCTTTAATTTTGGTATAAATCGCATAACCGAATCTACCTAATATCCAAAGAATATTAATAACTAATATTACTATACCTAAAATTTCTTTAATTTCCATAAGTCCATAAGATAAACCTAAGCTAGTAAATATCGTATCAAATGTGTTTGCTAGTTTTGTATTCATAAATTATAACCCTATTTTATTTTATCATATTTTAAATACATATACAACACCCTGGAAACAACAATAATATTTTATTACAAATTTTACGTAAAAACATGAAATTTTAATTCAAGTTTTGGTGTGTGGTA